CGTAAGTCGCAGCTCGAGACGGAATGGTCGGCTGGACTGCGCGCGTTTCTTCAACGCGGCCTGTGATGCGCTGCCATAAAGTTGCCATACCACAAGTCTAGGGCATGAAGTGACATGCTCGACATTTGAGGCGTGTCGCGCTAGAAAACTTGGATGCCTGGAGTGAGTGCTCGGCTCGAGACATACAGCGCAAACACCGTCGAAAGTAGCGCGTCGATTTCGCCGTTGGACTTCTCTCGGCTAATGAGCCAGGTCTCGCCTGAGTATTTTGTGACGCCGTTCTGTGTCTGGACGACTAACAATGGATCGTTATTGTGCTTGACCGTGCCAGTGGCAAACATGGCATAGACGGCCGAGCAGGCTTGGCTGACTTCCTTAGTCCACAATGACCAGACCGGTATGCCAGCCAACTTCATGCGCTTTGCCAGGCTGTTGAGGTTGCGGTCATCCATGGCGATTGCTCGAGGTGAGTGCTGCGTGTAAAGGCGGGTCAATTCGTTGAAGAGCTGTTGCTCGGTTGGCGCGACCAGCGAAGCCACTATCTCGGTCTCTTGGATGTCACCGTTCGAGTTGGCCGCGGCAATTGTCGCGTATTCCCAGTTGCGCGCAACATCGACGGCAAAGACCACGCCTTGCATGTTCGAGATGCCTTGACCGGTAGCCGCCTTAAAGAGCTCGCCCGGTAGCCATGAAGCTGCGGTGCCTGAGATGAACTGGTTGAGCGTATAGCGGCGAACCTCATGTTCGGGCTGAGTGAGGATGTCGGACAACACTCGATCTATGGGAATGCGACCACAAGCGATTGCGGGGTTCGCGGTCATGATTGCAGCTGCGCTGTCGATTGGTGCGCTAGTCGGTGCCTCCCAGATGAACGCGCCAAAGCGTTCGTTGCTGGCTGGGTTCTCGATTGCTTTCGCGGCTGACTTGTAAAGCTCTATGAGCGTCTCTGAAGTCTGGTCGCCTGCGGTGGTAATCATTATGACCATGGCGTCATCCATGGCGGTAGTGCCCTTTGTGGCGGCTGTCCAGATACCTTTCTTAGCCAAGTGACCCTCATCGAGAATCACGCGCACGAATGGCTTGCCCTGGAGCGCGCCCTCTTTAGCGGGGCTCACTTTGTATTTCCCAGTGCCGTCTTGTTTGGCGATGCCTCGAGTTTCGGTGGTGCGCTTGAACCGTTTAGCCAACCAGCCGTGAAAGTCGATGACGTGCTTGACGCGATCGTAAATAATCGTTGCCTGGTCATAGCTCGAGGCGATAGAAGTCACATCGCCTTTCTGAAAGAGCATCGACTCCAGCGCGAGGCCACCACCAACCACGGTCTTGCCATTCTGGCGACCCATGCTGACCAAGACCTGCCGGTAACGGAGTTGCCCAGGATAGAACTCATGGTCTGCGGGGTAGCGTTCCAGGATGTGCCTAAGCAACCACTTCTGCCACTCGTCGAGCTTGATTGGTTCATCGGTCTCGGGCGTGACCCAGCACAATTCCATGAGCTCGATAAGGCGGTCGCCGTCTGTAACGAACTCCTCGGTGAGCGGTGCGGTGAACCGTGCGGGTAGTTGGAGCATTAGCGGGTGAGCAACTCGGCTAATGGATCGTGCTCGACGGTCTGACCCTTGACCTGGCGGCTTATCTCGAGCACAGTCTTGCGTAACTCGGCCGCGGTCGACGTATTGGCTTCGGAATCGAACTGGGATGCGAGCTGGAGGGCTAACCCAGCCAGCACCATTTGTTCTAGGTTCAAGTTGAGGCTATCTAGCCACGTTTGGATTGAGTTTCTGACCATTTGGTTCCAACCTCCGAATAATTTGACTGGTTTATGAAAAAGAAAATGCTTGCGCGGGATGCCGGAGCATTCACGAAAGAAACGCTATCTCAATTTTTTTGCAAAGTTTTTTACATTTTGCTCTATGAAGCCTTGTAAGGCTCTGTAACGCCTCCGTAAGTCTGGCTTGATGAATCCATACCAGCGGTTCTTAGCCACCCTCCACCGCCACTCAGGTGGTGTTCTGTGCCGTTCTGCCCTGTGCTTTGCCAATTGTTTGCTCTCTGTGTGTAGTGCGGGAGGCCACCGTGTATCCCCTCCCCCCGCTTTATCTGGGGGGCGGTCTACTTCCAGCGGTCTGAGCGCCAAGGGATGCGCTTGTATGTCCGGTCTTGCTTGCGTCCGTTGCATGCTCGGCACATGGATTGGAGGTTCTCGAGGTTATGGTTTGGTTCACCGTTGCCTGGGGCGATGATGTGATCTATTGTCCAGTCGCTGCCCTCGAGCTCTTTGCCACAGATTGAGCAGATTGGGTCAAGGCTTTTCTTGGCTTGTTCTCTTGCTTGTTTCCAGGCTAGTGATTGGTGCCAGTCAGCCACGCTTGGCCTTGTCTAGCAGGATGTCTGTGCGTATCTTGTCCATGCCGTCCATGATGTGTTTGATGTCTTTGCTTGGGCGGATGTTGCCTGAGTCGATTTCATCCTTGATCCATTGGGCGACCATGAGTAACGCTCGAGCTGACCCGATGCGCTCTGATGATTTGATGAGTGGTTCCATGTAGGACTTGATGTTGTCGTGTAGTGGTGTCTCGGTCATTTGGTTTCCTCGATTAGTTGGATGAGTTTGAAGAGCTCGGTTTGGTAGTTGAATGCTGCGGGCTTTTGCCAGTTGTCTTTGATTACTGTGATGAGCGCGATGATGCGTTTGCGCTCTTGTATTGCTCCGATTAGGTGCGCTGTGTCGATTGCTTTGGACATGCCTTGGACACCTGCTTTGTAGCCCTCGTCGAAGCTCATGCGACTCGGTGTAATTCGGTGGTGCGCTCACGTATCTCGAACAGGCCGTCTAGGTCTGGTTCTTGTTCCATGATTTTGCGGGCGTAGAGTGCGCGGTAATTGTTGTTGAGTTTGTAGCCACCGGTGTGTTCTGGGTTTAGGTGGCTGTTCCAGCGGAGCACTTCAAAGAGTGTGGCGATGCCGAGTTTGTCGGTGCCGTTTGATTGCCAGGTGCGCGCTAGTTTGACGAGCTGCGTGTAGACCTCTGGGTGCTCGAGGTGGAACTCTTTGAACTCTCGAACGATGCGGTCTTCTTGTAGGTAGTGGTTCATCGTTTGTTCTCCCACTTGTAGTAGTCGACCATGACGTAGATGATTGTGCCGAAGCCGACTAGTAGGAATGGAACTCCGACTGCTGGTTGCCAGCCGTTGTCGGCTAGCCATACTGCTGAGATCATGAAGTAGATCATGAGTGCGGTGAATGCAATAACGTGCATTTTGTAACCTTTCTGTGTGTAAGGTGTCGGCCTGGGGCATTGTGCGTAAGGTAGGGGCCAAATTGCGTTCATCCCCAGGCTCGACTGGTTTTATTTTGAGACTAACTGCCGACATTGTCAAGTTACGGCGTGTCGCCCTTTATTCATCTAGGGCTGGGTCTTCGCGCCCAGGGTGCCAGTTAGGTGCAAAGCCCAGGCTTGTTTCTACTCGGGTTTCTGCTGAGGTGTTGGCTTCGACTGGATCGGGTCGTTCGCTGCAGATGTGTTTGCGTCGCCATTCGCGCCATAGTTTGATTGCTTGGTTTGAGTCGCTTTCAAACTTTGAGCCGCAGCTGCAGCGTTCTCGAATCATTCATCGAGCCAAACTTTGTAGGCTGCGGTGACTCTGCCTCGTTGTGGGTCGATGAAGTGTAGGCGTTGGCTTGGTGTTGCGCTCGCGGCTAGCATGACGCCTGCGTAGCGGTTGTCTGATTCGGTTGAGCCTGTTTGGTAGACCGAGCCTAGGCCGTTTGGTAAAGCCCATTCCATGTGGGTGTGGTAGTGGCCAACGTAGGCGTCTCTGAACTCCCAAGGGTATGAACCGGACTGCCACTTGGTAACGTGGGCGACGATTGTTGCCGGTGATGCGAAGCCGTTGCGACCGACTTCATCGCCGTGTAGTAGAAGCGCGCGATAGTTGCCTATCTCGATGCGCTGGACATCTTCGGGTGAATCGTGCCAGGTGAGTCTCTTTTCGCCTGCGAGTAGTTGCCTGGCTAGCTCGTAGCACATGCGGTCGAAGTTGTCTGCGCGTGGCACTGCGTCTCGTTTAGATCCGATGCGCCCGTGGTTTCCCCATTCGGCTACTACGGTCACGTTCTCGTATTCCGCGAGCGCGACTCTGACCACATCGACTAGTAGGCGTGAGACGTTGACGTATTGCTCGAAGATTGTGGAGTCGATTTCGAATGCTTGGGTTGGAAAGTTGAATAGACCCTCGACCATGTCGCCGCCGAATGCGATTGTGACGTCTTTGACTGGGTGGTCTGCCCGGTGCATCTTTGTGATTTTGGTTGCTTTTTCGGTGAAGCGCATGACTCGTTCGCGCATGACTTCGGTGTTGTATGTGGTGGTTCGTTTTGCGCCTTGCCAGTCGGTCATGACCCAGAGTGCATGTTCGCCTTGAGAGCGTCGCGTGTCCTTGGCGGGTGCTACTATCGGTGGCACTTTTCCGAGGGCTAGCATGGCGTCGAATGCTGCGTTCCTGGTTACTTCGACCAGGTGTTCGGTTCGGTCTTTGGCTTTGAGTAGATCGCGTTGGGCGTGGACTAGGGCTTTGCGTAGTGCCTGGACATCGGCCGGTTCTTCGTATGGTGGTTCTAGATTTTCCAGCATGAACATAGCCTTGCTCTGTGTGTTGCGATTGGTTTCTCTGAGATTACCAGCCCGAAGCCTCTGAGCTCATCTGCCAGGGTTTTGATTTTCCATTTGGCTGAGTCCAATACGGCGGCCTCGAGGATTTGGGCGTCGAGCTCGTTCATGCTGTCCATGAGTGCTCGGACTTTGCATGGTGGTTTCTTGCTTGGTGGTTTTAGGTTTTCAAGCATCGGGTTTCTGCCAGACATGGATGAGCACTCCTGGGCTTTGCTCTGTAGCCCAGGTCTTTGTGATGTTTAGGTAAACGACTTTTGAGTCGTCTTCGATGAGCTCTGCGTTGGTCATGGCGTCGAGCACTGACCGGGCTAACTTGTCGATGTCAGGCTTTTGGGTCATGAGGTTCGTTTTATTGCTCTTGGCCTTTTCGATGAAGAATGCCAGTGACACGTTTACTGCGCCTTTGTAGCGAACTAGATCAGGGTCGTTGGCTAGCTCGCTTGTGACTAGCCTGCGCCATTCGTAGTTGCCCTCTGAGGCATCGACCAGGATCGCTTTGCCTCTGATTACGAATGCTTTCTTTGACCCTTGTGGCCTAGGGGTTCCGGTTACGTATGAGATGAAGTGGCTCATTTTGTTTCCCTTTCAAACCATAGGTCTATGGCCTTGTCCATGTCGGTGAATCGTTGCGCTGCGTCGAAGTTGGCTTTGGCGGTCATTTCATCGTCGTAGGTTTCATCCCAGTGACGCTGGCGAATGATGCTTCTGACTCTCCGGTGTTCCGCGGCGTTCATTTCTTTGAGCGCGTTTCGGTTCTCAGTTAGGTCATCGAACTTCCAGCCAAAGTCTTCGACCAGTAGCTGCACATCGTCGGCTGTTTTGATGTTCATCAGAACGGCACCTCGATGTCGTCGATTGGCATTGGGTCTGCCGGGAATGCCACTGCGCTCACGTGGCCTTGGATGATTGAGTCGTTTAGGTGGTGCTCAACCGATGTGCGCTCTTCACCGGTGTCTTTGGTTTTGTAGCTGCCAATCTTGGTCGAGAGTCGGCCGTTGATTGTGATCTCATCGTTCTCGCCAACGTGTAGCTGTGGCATGTCGAACCAGGCTGTCCAAAGAACGAACTTGTCCTGGCCTTTGAAGTTTGACTTTTCCCAGAACTTGATTAGACCCTTGCCGGTGGGTGTTGCGGTCGAGCTTGCGACTTTTCCTGTAACTGCGATTATTGGCATTTCTGTGTGTCCTTTTCTTGTAATTCTGTGGAAGTTATCCACAGGTTCTCTAATATGATTATTTAAGATTTTGTTTAATTATTTTTAAGTTTTATTTGTAGGACACAGTTGTCCTGTAA